TCTAGTACCATCATATAACGCTACATTGCCTATATAAGCTCTTCTGTTAGCTATAGCAGACGTTTTAAAGCTTGACCCTTGTCTACCTATGGCTGACTGATTAAAGTTCAAATATGGCTCATTTTGGGATAAAGAAAGCAATGTCTTACCATTTATAATATCAGAGTTGATATTATCTGGATGTATGTAATATTTTCTGGTAGAAGTAAAATCACCAAATCCAGTATAATTACTTTCACCACCATAACGTATTCCTTTTTCAAAATTTATCTCTGCAAACAAATATTTTTGTCCAAAAGAATTGTTTTCATTTAATGCCCAATATAAATTAATACCAGATTGTCTAGGTTTTTGAGGCATTCTACCTGCTAACATAAAAAATAATGGTCGTTTATATATAGTAGTAGATGAAGCAAATACTCCCCCAGTAGGCTGTTCTATATCTCCTATATATACTGGATATGATTCTTGCTCATCATATACATTAGATGCAAATAATGCGTAAGTAATTCCAGAGCCATTACCATAAACAGAAATATAACTATCTCCACCATAAGCTAAGTCTCCTGCAGTAGAACTATCTTCGTGAAACCAAGCATAGGCTGCAAACCCACCATATCCATCTGCTATTGCTGCAGTATTATCGTTTAATATTCCATGCAATCCTGCTCTTGTACTAGGAGTACCAGAGTCAATTCTAATAGCAGTTACATTAGAAGGATAATTTAAATTAGGATTTAATACAATTTCTGTTTGTGCTAATGTTTGTTTACTTAAAAGGTTATTATCTTTTACATCATATGCATATCCATCTGTTGCTAAATATAATGGTGCTACATAAGCATCGGATACAAAATAGCTATTATATGTTTTTGCTATCTCATCATCAGTATCTGTAATACCATCACCAGATGCTAAACTCCCATCTAAGTTTCCTAAATTGTAAGTCTTATTAATATATCCATACCATTTAGGAGTATTATTAGGTATACCTCCACTACCATCATCAGTTTTTGTAGCAGATAGTCTTATTTGACCATCAACAACAAAAGCATTTAACTCTGATGCAGTACTACCATAACTAAATTGTTCATCATCTGTATCTCCAGTTAAATTATAAAAATCTACATTAGTTGAATTAGCATCATTAATTAACAATAGTTCATTAGATGCTATAGTTCCTGCATTGTCTATATCTCTATCTAATGTCAAATAAGTAAGTCCATTACCTATATTGAAAGTAGAATGTGTTTCAGAATAATTGTTAGATGTTCTAAAATTTTTAACACTACCAAACAATCTTAACTTACCTGGTATTTCATTATCTAATCCATTTAATGTTTGAAATTCATTATCAGCAATATCTCTTGGATTAGTATTGTTATTCAGCCCACCACTAAAATTATTTACGTTTATACTTCTTTTTGGCATTTGTCTTCTTCTTTTTCTTTTTTAAGTTGTACATTCTTCGAGTATTGTTAATACTTTCACCTTTCATTTTACTTGGTGCCATCTATTAACTCTCCCCATACAGTAGTTTTACCATCAATAATCTCAACGACTTCTACTTTAAATTCTCCATTACTAAACCAATCAATAATAGCAAAGGCGTGACCCCAGTTATGTAGTCTACCTTTTAACCATTTATTATTCTGATGGTCCATTTTCTTTAAACATCCCAATGCCCAAGCACCAATATTACCATTAAGCTTAGTCAATGTATGTCTTTGTATATCGTGAGTATGTCCATACATCACATTCTCACCATATGTTTCCAAGTGCTTCTTTGCATGGTATGTCGTTGCAAAAGCACCATGGAAGAACGCAAGCTTACCTACTTGGATTGGTAAGTTGTGTTCTTTGTATTTGTATCCTCTCTCTTTGATTCTACACTTCTTTTCAAAAGTGTAATCGTTGAGATAAGGATACTTATTAGCAAAATTATCCAACCAGAGGTCGTGGTTACCTTGGAGTAAATACTTTTCTTTACATCCAACTTTTTTAAGCACTTCATCCCACTCATCCAATCCTTCATTTACTAATCTTATATCTTCTTCTACTAATGGAAGTTGAAACTCTAATGGTGGTAACTTCTTGTCTTTATATCTCCAAGCAGATACTGACTCCCATTCTCCAACATCACCTAGGTTTACGAAAACCTTTGGCTTTATTTTAAGTATTGCTTTCTTAACACACTCTACTGCAGCTCTATCTTCTAATGGATAATGCTGGTCTGGTATTACGATACCACGCTTTTTTAGTTTCAATGAAACCTCCTATTTTAATGCTTTTTTAATTTCTGCAAACAGCTTGTCATCTAATTTATTTGAAGACTTAGTAACTAAGTGTTCTCCTAAATGTAATACAATAGCTTTTAATACTTTTTCAGTACCAAGCTTTGCAAGTAACTTACCTAATATTGGTCCCATTATTTTACCTCACAATCTTTGTTGCAAGCTTCTAGGCCTTTCATATATCCTTGATGCTCTACAATCATTTGTTTAACTTCTCCCAATCTACCTTGGGCTTCTTGTATCTCTCCAACAAGAGTGTTGTGCTGTTCAACTAAAGTTTCCATTTTAGTCTCAGCTTCTTGTCTTAGGTCTACTTTTTTTTCTTTTGCCATGTTACTGGTCTCCTATTATGTTATTAATTATTTCTTTTTTATTTTTTTAATTTTACCGTTATGCGTTCTAGCAAATTTATGTGTTTTGGTTTCTCTTATAAGAGTTCCTTTATAGCGTTTGCCTCCCCACATCCAACTTACTGTTTTAGCCATATTAATAGTCCTTTACTAATTTACCGTCTTTATTTTTTCTACCCATTTTAGATTCATATATCTTTTTAAAGGTTGATTTTTTCTTTGGTTTTGATGTTATTTTTCTATCGATAGGACCATCATTCATATTGTCTGTACTATTCTGTCCTGTACCTGTTTGTGTTTGTGCGTAATTGTCAGTACTATTCTTTCTTTTTGGTGGTCTACCGACTTGACTACCATATGTTCCTTTACCCATTGGCATTGTATTATCCTCCTACCATTTAACTTTATTTGCCCAATATGCTGCAGACATTTTGCCTTTAGCTATATTCTTAGCGTGTCTTGCTTTAAAACTTTTTCTTCTAGCTTTCTGTGCAGCTGTTTTAGGAGCTTTACCAGCACCACTAACGCCTTGTTGACCGAAACGTATAGTCTTTACCTTATCTCCAACTTTTGCAACGACTACGTGCGATTTTTTTGGATGATTAGGTGTACGCTTAGGTTTATTATACCCAGAAACACCAGCTCTAGTTAGTCTTGAATCTTTTTTTCTAGCCATTATCCTTGTCCTCTACTACGTTTCTTATAATACTTTTTACTAGTTTTAGTTCCATACTTGGTATTATTTGACATTCCTTGACGAGTTTTCTTCTTACCATTCGTGTGTTTTGTTTGTGTTGGTCCGAATACTTTACGCATGATGTCAAATTTAATACCTATTTAACTTGTTTCCAAATACTTTTTATAATATGCCTAATATAGCAGCTATAACTACACCAACAGTAATAATACGTGCAATGTTTTTTTCATTAGTACGTACTCTGCCGTTCTGCTCTTTTAGTAATTGTTTAATCTCTTTTATATCGTGGTATATATCAATTACTTGTGCTTCTATTACAGCTACCCTTTCAGTCATTTGTTCTCTGTATTCACTTACTTTCATTATTTATCCTACGTAAATTCTCCACCAATAGTATGACTTACATTAAATGGAGCAGTTCCTATATTAAGTAATATTAACTCTCCTGCTACTACTTGAGTAGAAGACAATGGATTATTTGTTCCTCCAGCCTTATCTACCGTATCTAAAGGTCCACCATCTGCTCCAAATGTATTTGTTATACTACCATATGTACTTCCAGTACATAAACTAGCTAAGCTTAGGTTAGTAGACTGATTACAGTCACTTCCATTTTTTAAGCTACTTCCTACACCTACATTTGTACTAGGTATTCTGGGTGTAGCCATTACTCAGCATCTCTTATTGCTATATAGTCTGCTAATTCTGCTTCACACTCAGTAAGTTGTGCTTCTAAATTAGCTTTATGTGCTTCACATTGTGAAATAGCATCATCTACTGATTTCACATCAGTATAATCTACTACTTCTACATCGTTGCCTGATGCATCTTGCATAGTTCTTGTATGCTTGATTTCTACAATTTTAGGTGCATCAACTTGTACTTGTTCTTGTACTTTTTCTGCGATTACTTTAGCCATTTAACTTCTCCTCTAATTGGTTTATTTGTTGTTGTTGTTCTTGAACTGCCTTAATCAATACAGCAGTTAATTTTTCATAATCCAAAGTCTTTATTTCTTTATCAAAGTGTTTTTTATCTTTAACAATTTCAGGTATTACTTCTTCTACTTCCTGTGCAATAAATCCTATATCGTGTCTATCGTCTTTTTTCCAATCATACTGTTTTGGATTAAGTTTCATAATAGTATCTAAACCATAATCAATATCTTTAATATTGGTTTTTAATCTTTTATCTGATGGTGTTGTAGAAAATGCAATAACATCTTGGTCAAAGTGTGCATCCTGAGTACTATCTATTCTAACTGCTTCTACGCCATCATTTGTATAGAAAGACATAGCATTAATACTATGTAAATACCTTATAACCCCAGTATATCTACCTGCACCACCATTACTATCTGCAAAGTTTATTTGTGAGAAACTTGTACTTCCTGCATAGATAGTCATACCATTATTACCACTACCACTACCTACTACAAGATTATCGGCATCTCCAT